CCTAGGCTGCAACGGCTTAGGCTTACTCACGCTTATCATATCTTTATCGGCAAGGAAACGTAAACCTTGGGTGCAAGCGTCCATCAAATCGTCATGCTTGATGGTTCCCTCACCCGAAAACGAGCAGAGTTGATACAAAAGCGGCTCCGCCCACGAGCGAATCTGCCCCTTTCGCTTATCGGATTCCACAAACCACACCATTCCAGCCGAAAATAGGTGCGAAACCATGTGCAATCGCGTGAGTTTGCTCGCTTTCCCCGGATTGTAGGCGTGAGCGACGATTCCCTCGCGTGCCAGCATCTGCCGGAGCGAAATTCCGCTGCCTTTGTCTTCGATCACGATGGTATCGGGCTTTCTTCCGGTGTTTAACATGCGACCGGGACCGAATTTCGGCTTGATCATCGGCTTTTGCTCATCGTCGCCGTAGAAAACCTCCATCTCCCGCTTCACACGCTGGATTAAATCGGGCATTCCCAGCCGATCTTCCCAACAATCCAGCAAAATGATGTTTGGTTTCTCGTTTTCGTAGAAAAGTCCGAGTACTACACACGCTGATGGGTCGGAATCTGACGTTTTCTTATCGCGAGTCTGCTCCGTGAAGGCCGTATCTAGGCTCATCACGATGTGTTCCAATATGGGCAGGGGCTTTTTCGCTGGCCAGAGCTGAACCCAAGGGCGCTTGATGATGCCCTGCTCTTCCGGATTTAAGACTTCTGCGTGAATTTCCTGTCTTCCAAGCGTCGTGCCCTCAAACTTCAAGAGCTGTTGCTGGAAAGTTGGCGCTAGATTCGCGATGTTCTCGTAGGTACTGGCCCTCGTAACGTGCACATCTGCTCCGTCACGCTCAACCAAGTCTCTAATGAGGGCTTTTGGCTTCGGAGTGGTCGTTGCCACGATGCGTGGGTGGGTCCCTAAACGTAGCGCGAACATAATCATGTCCCACGCTTCCTGATCGTACTGCCAAGCTGCTAGCTCATCGCACCACGCGCCGTGCCATTGTCCACCGCGTAGCCGGTCGGGAGTCTCTGCGCTGATCCCCTTAATCAGAGAACCGTTAACGAGAATGATTTCTGATAGCGATCGGTTGTATTCCTTCACGATCGCAGGGGGCATGACCGAGATCAGACCCGAATCTCCCTCAAAGCAAGTGTCACGAATGTCGGCTGAGGTCGGTGCGCTCACCAACCAGCGCGTCTCTTTCGCCTGATACGCATTCCACCAAGTCCACTCCGCTGCCGTGCGGGTCTTGCCCGCACCACGACCAGCCAGCAAGAGCCAGACAGTCCAGTCGCCCTTCGGCGGGATCTGGTGCTTGTGCCTCTTACTGCTCCACCGAGCATGGAAGGTGAGCGCCTCCAGATCCTCGGTCGGAAGCTGAGCGAGCTTCTGCTCCAGCGGAGAAAGCTTCTTCGTTGCCGGAGGGGGTCCCGGCGGGGTCCCAGCAGGGGACCCTTGGGCGGCCTGCGACATGGATCAGCGTTTCTTAGCCGTCTTCGCAGACTCTCGGAACGCCTTAGCCGTCGGTGCGCCAGCGGAGCCGGGTTTACGCATCTTCTCGCCGGAACCGGCCTTGATGCGCTCGCGCTTGGCGTGGATGTTCGCGTACAAACCTTGCTTTGCCATAGTGCCTCCAGTGTACCAGATGGGACCCTAGCATACTTGCAGCGCAAGGGGGTAGGGCAAGTAAAAATGCTAGTGGGGTAGGAGATGAAATACCGCAGATGGGACCCACCACCCACTGGGTCGAAAAGCGTGCTCGCCCGGTCGGCGGCCTGCCCGCTCGCCTGATTCTGACCGGCTGGACGGGACCCGGTACCCGTGGCGCATTCCGGGCCGCGCATCGCGCCCGCTCGCCGATAGTCGCGCCCGGTCTCGGGCTGGTACATGCCAGCCTGAGCCGGGCGGACCGGGTGGCGCATGGTGCTAGCAATTGCGCGGAATGCCCGCGCATGTATTTAGCGCAAGGCGCTTGCGCATGGGTGCGGAATGCCCGATAATTTCCGGGCGCAATCGTGCGCGCAAACTACGGAACCAAAACGATGAAAACCAAACTATTGAACATTGACGCGAATGCGAAAACGATCAAAGGGCAGGAGCACGGATATATGACCGGCGTGCTATATCTCGCGCCCGCCGATTCATCGGGCACTGAGCTTTGCGCCCTTTCAAAGGTCGCCGATTGTGTCGCCGATTGTCTGAATCTCGCCGGTCGCGCAGGTATCGCACCGGGCCGCGCTGAGTTTGAAGCGCCGAACGGCGCGAGCTTGCCGGATAACGCGATTCAACGGGCGCGATTGGCGCGCACCTTTTTATTTTTGAATGATCGCGACACCTTTATGACGAAACTGGTTCGCGAAATTGAGAATGCAAAGAAAAAAGCGCACAAGGCTGGCAAGGTGCTAGTCATTCGCCTGAATGGCACTAGTGATATTCGTTTTGAAAACTACCCGGCGGAGCGTGCCGGGAAAGTGTACCCGCACATTTTCGCCGCATTCTCTGAGCTGCAATTCTATGACTACACGAAATTGCCGAATCGGCGAGTGTCCGGAATTGCAAACTATCACCTTACGTTTAGCTACTCGCACGCGCCCGCATTCGCGCCGATAGTTGCTAAAGCTCTGAGCTTCTACGGCAAGTCGGTAGGATTCGCCGCTGTATTTAAGGGCAAGCTCCCGGCGCATTTTCTCGGTCGCGATGTGATCAATGGCGATGAGTCAGACTTGCGCTTTTTGGACGCGCCCGGAAAGGTGGCGGGCCTGAAAGCAAAGGGCCGCGCACGTAAGAGCACAAGCGCTTTTGCTGTACCGGCGGACTATTCTCCGGCCCGCGTGCTAGTCGCCGCCTGAGCTTGCAGCTTATAGGGCGCCCGCCCATGGGGCGCTTTATGGGGTGCAATCTCGCGCCGATATTTTGGAGCACATCACATGCCCGCCCGCGTCCGCACCGGTGCCCGGTGCGTATACCGGCCCGTCGTCATCGATTTAATAGATCCGAAAACCACGCTAGTGCCCGGCGAGCCGGTCCGCGTTATCCGCCCGCATGGGTGCCCGCCGCCTAACACCATGGGGCACTGCCATGTGGCGGACCTATCCGGAAAGTTTCGCGGGCTGGTAGCGTGCGCGAGCTTGACGCGCCCGTAGACTGACCGGCTGACCGGCGGATTTTGACGCGGGCCGCGTGCCCGCAACGGTCCCGGCTTGCCGTTTTCCGGCGAGCCTGAAAACCCTCGTTTTCGAGGGCCGGTGCCGTTTTGCGCCCAGAAGCGCCCGAGCCTATCCCTGTGATTAGGGGTCAGAATCCGTTTTGCCCGGATTTTCCGGAATCGGCTCGGCGTCTATCGTGATCCCTTTTTGGATTAGCCCGGTCAGTTCGGACATCAGCTCACCCCGATGGTGCACGACTTCGATGTTGGCATTCACATCGACCTGCTGTCGATCGCTCCAGCCTAGGCGCGTTTTCGTGAGCCAAATCGCTGCCGTGTCACTGCCCGCGATCGCCCGCTGGGCGAGACTTCCCACGACCTCGGCCATGATGTTAGTCCGGCCATGCGTCATTTCGTCGTGATAGTGCTGCGCAAGTGTTTCCGGGCTGATTTTCAGCGCCGCGCAGATTTGCTCACGCGGAAAGCCAGCGAGGGCCATGGTCGCGACCGTCTTCGACAGAATCGGATCAGGATGCGACTTGCGCTGTCTGGCGTCTTTTAGTGCTTGTACGGTCTGGAGTTCTTTCGATTCTTCCGGAGCCACAGGCGGACGCCCACGCCCGCGCTTTTTCACTGGCTTTTCCGTGTCAACTTCCACAGTCACGGCTCCCTCTTCATTGGTCCGTTGCATGTTGGGAATCTACAACCAAACTGCCCTGCCGCCAAGCGGGCAAAGGCCTGAAAAAGAACAAATAGAACTAATTATGTTGCGCACAAACAACAGCCACTCGTAAGTTGTTGATCCATAACGGACAAGAGATGTTAATACATTATTTTTTTTTATTATATTTCTTTCTGTATCTCTTCTTGTATACCCGCCTCCCCCTCCCCCCGCCTCCCTGCCTATATCTCTAGAATTTAAAGAAATAAAGGGTTTTATTGGTCTATTCGCTGATTTTTCTTTATGGATCTGGCACTTACAAGCGCAGAATTTCTTCATAAACCGATAAATCAGAGCAATGAACTAATTCCCGCCGACCCCAGAATGCTAAAAACGCATAGCAAAGTATTGAATATATAGCAGCAATAATTTATGTTTCGAGCGTCTATACTGCTTTCAATATATTTTGCAATTTAGAGGTCCGAAATGGCAAACAAAACGATGTATCTGGCCGCTCTGGCCACCTTCCAGACCCCGGCATCGGTTCGCGAGATCCACGAAAAGGCTCGCGAGATGTTCGGAGATGAGGTGCGAGGCGAGTCAATCTCAGCCCGCCAATCGCTTGGACGCTATGTGTTACTCGGTAAGGTCCGAAAGATTGGAACCAAGTATCTGGCGGTTCAGGAAGCTCTCGACGGCGACGCCAAGCTGCGGATTCGGATTCGCGAGCTTGAAGCCGAGACCGCCAAGCTGCGCGGTCAGATCGCGGATCTGGAGCGCACAATTAAGTTGATGAGGGCAACCGCTTGACGCCCAACCCGCTTGTGCTAGTATCTCCCTGTCTGAACCCAAACCCAAACGAGGCAAACGATGAACACCCGCGAATACCCTGTCACCCGCTACACCAGCGTGGAAGGCCATGGAAACGAATGGCGCGTGTACAACAACGTCACCGGCATAGTGCTGGAGCGCGTTTACAAGTCTTACGCGGAAGCTAAGCAAGCCGCCCGCGAGATTGGCAGCCATTACTACTACACAGAACGCCGCGCCGCTTGGCGCTAAAACGAGGAACCCAAACGATGAACACCAAGCACACCACCGGCCCATGGAAAGCCACTCACGCGATAGGCGACCAAGGCATCGCCCGCCACATCTGGTCCGCGACCGATGGCGTCACAAGCCATCGCGAACTGGTCGCGATGATTCCCGATGTTGATGGCGATCGCGAGCACATCAACGCCGACGCCAATATCATCGCAGCAGCACCCGAGATGCTCGCCGCCCTGATGGCAGCGAAAAGCGAAATGCACGCCCATTCTGCGACCCGCAACAGTGAGGCGCTGGAGCTTGTGCGAGCCGCCATCGCGAAAGCGACCGGAGGTGCGCAATGAGACAGCCCCAAACCCCTCGCGAGGCCCTCACCCTCGCACTCTTCCTCGCCATCACGGCACCGACCGACGAACAGTCCGAGCGGGCCAGTGAGCTTGCGAATGAGCTTTCGCGCAACATGCACGCGGACGACATTCGAGCCGCGATGATCACCGCCAAGCGCCGAGCCGCGAAGGTGCTCCAATGAAGCGCCTGCAACTGGCCATGTCACCCGCTAACGGGCGCTGGTATCGCGTCTCGGTCACCCAGATGCGCTACTTTCCGATCAACCGGCTGGACGCGCTGGAGCTACTGCGCACCGGTAAAGCCACGGAGGTGCTCTACAGGCCGTTTTCACGCCCGGATCTGCACCAAGCCGCCCGGTACGTGGAAGACGCCATCCAGAGGGCGCTGGAGGGCACCAGATGAAGCGCGGAACCATCTTCGAGCACCGGCACTGGCTGGACGCCAAGCACATGCCGCTACTCTGCCAAGTCACGGCAACGGCTCGGGATGTCGTCTACTGGACGACATACGATCCAGCCAACCCGCACCCCAAAAGCCGATCCTACTTTTACGTTCAAGACATCCCCAAATACGTGGGACAAATTCTGGAGGAACCCAAATGAACCCGTTAAGAGTGAACCGCATGATGTTTTCGGAAATGTTCTGGCAGATAGTGCGCAACAACCGGCCACGCCCGCCCGAACTAGCCACGGATATGGACACCTTGAGCGATTTGGTGGAGAGCGCGGACTACAAGACCGGCACCATTAATTTGGAAGATGCGTTTTGTCTTTTTGATTTGGTGAGCTACTTCAACCCGAAGGGCATCGCCGAGGTCGGCACCTTCATCGGGAGATCCACGATCGCGATGTCATACGCAGCCGAGGTGAACACGACCATCCACACCTGCGACGCCAGCAACGATATCGAACTGCCCGCCCTCGGTCGGGCGAAGATCATTCAGTATCAGCGATCCGCCTCAAGAAGCATGTTCCGCAGAATGCTCGCGGTCGGATACAAAGCGGACCTGTTCTACATAGACGGGCGCTTGGAGCCGGATGAAGCGAAGATGATCGCGAGCATCCATCCTCAGGCAGTGATCCTGCTGGACGACTTCGAGGGCGTTGAGAAGGGCGTCGCGAACGCCCAGTTACTGCTCTCCAGCGGAGAGTTCAACGGGCACATGCTGATCTACCCGCAGGCACCGCGTGGAAAGACCGCAGTCATGCTACCTGTTTCGATGCTGCAATTTGCCGTTCAATGACCCCTTGCACAGCGCAAGCGGCTTGAGTATTATCCACCTGTCGATATCACGAACTGCAAACTAATTAGGAGATTTGCAATGCGATACGAAGTGACGATGAGCGGTGCCAACGGCACCTTCTTTCAGGGCCTCGTGCTGGCCACCTACTCGGAACTGGTCAATGCATTCGGTCGCCCTCTTCCGGGCGACGGCGAGAAGACCCAAGCCGAGTGGGTTATTGAGTTCCTTGACGAGAACGACGATCTGCACGTAGCCACGGTTTACGACTGGCGCAAAGACACGCCCCCCGAGCAGGTCACGATCTGGAACGTGGGCGGATTCAAGCCCAACGTCGTGGAGATGGTCGAGGACGCCATCTCTTACGCTCGGGACATGCGCTTTGAGGAAGAGAACCGCATGTACCAGTGGGATCTGGACTGGGCGCAGGAAGAACTGGACCGCCGATCAGCCCACTAAAACAACCCCCTTGCGCTAATCACGCGAGGGGTCTAATCTCTACGCAACCAGCTTGAACCCAAACGATACCCAAACACACAGGAACACGAACATGGACATGTACTACTACTGCCGCAAGTGCGATACCGAGTTTGAGTGCACCGAGGTTTATAGCAACGCCTACGGCGATTGGGATGTCTGCCCGTACTGTCTTGGTGAGGACTACTACGAGTTGGAGTTCAAAGAGGAAGAGCTGCTTGAAGACGAGTGACTTCTGGTCGCTGTACGGGCTGACTCCAAAGCCCGTCAGATTCTGTCCGCTCTGTCACACGGAGCACTATGGCAAGTGTCACTTCTTGCGTGGACGAAAGCACGCTAAGGCAAAAGCCGAAGAGGTCGCGAAGTGGAATGCCGCGCAGCAAGAGCGTAAGAGACTCTTTCACGCGCAGAAATTAATCAAGGAGTTATGTGATGCCGTCGAAACTGGAAGACGAACAGCAAGACCCACGGGTTGGCTCGGTCGAAAGCCGGGTCCGAAAAGTAGACTGGCTGTGGGGACAGATCAAGGACAAGCAAAGAGAAATACGCTTACTAGAAAACGAACTAGCGAGGACAACGAACGATGAATATCTGGATCACGATCCTAGATTGGATTAAGCGACGCAAGGCAGAAGCATACCGAGAATGGGCGAGTGTCCCGGAGCCGAACTGGGCTTGCTCACGCCGACGCAGCGGGGGGAACTACTGGTGAAGATTGAAACTAGAAAGCCGCGCACTTCAAAAGACGCGCAGATGGAAGAGATTGCCAAACTACTGGCACAGCTTGACGCCATGGAAATTGAGAAGGCCAGAGAGCGAGGCGAGATGATCTTTATTGAGATCATGGTGTTCGTTTTTGGCTTGATGCTTGGCTTCGCCATCGGGAGATTGTGGTAATGAAAATCGAAGTCAGCTCCGACCTGCTCGAAGAGATCACGGCAGCGGAATTGCAGCGCACCATGAAGCAACTCCAGCAAGACTACAAACTCCGCAAGTCAGGGAAGTGGATGGCGATATTCGATACCGACAAGGCAGCGGATCTGGCAGAACTGAAACGGCACATCGACGCATTCAAGTTGGTGGGAAAGTATTACGGAGCGAAGCTATGACCCGCGACGACATCATCCGACTGGCGCGAGAGGCTGGGTGGAAGCCTCTTGGTGAAAACCCAAAAACAGAGTTTACTTTTTTTCTTGATAATCTTGAACGCTTCGCTGCCCTCGTTGCCGCAGCCGAGCGGGAGCGCATGGATCTGAACGCCATTCATTCCTGCCACGCGGAATGCCAGAACCCTTTCTGTGTACGAGTGCGCGAAGCCGTAGCACATGAGCGGGAGCAATGCGCGAAGTTGTGTGAGAACGGTCCGCTACCGAAAGAATCAACGACATTGACGCATATTCCGACACTTGTGGGATGCGCCGCCGCCATTCGGGCGAGAGGAGAGAGCAAATGATCAGGATTAATCGTGAAGTAACGTGTGAATTTTGTGGCGAAGAGTTTTTTAAGGATAGCTGGACATTTGTCTTTGATTCCGCTCTGCCAGATATCCCTAGAGAAAACAAAATTGGATTAAGCCACGCCTGTAATGAGTGTGTTGATGCGGCTAAAAAAGCCGCCAATACAGAGCGCGAACAAAAAGGCATCAAGTGGGAGGTAGAACCATGAACGACCCGATGGCACGAGGCGGAGTGCGCCGCTACTTGGACACCGTAACCCCCGAGGAGTACATCCCCGACACGGGCGAGGTGAACCTAAAGGAGATGACACTCACGGGGCTGGCGGATCTATTCGGCAGCGACAAGGGCAACGTAAAGCATTGCTATACAGACGTATACGAGCGCATCGTAGCCGAGATGATCCGCACCGAGGGACAACCCCGGCACAAGTGCGTGTTCGAGATAGCCGAAGCCGGTGTAGCGTGTGGCGCATCACTCCACATGTGGGCGCACTATCTACCGGCATCGAACATCACGGGCTTCGACATCCGCGAGGAGTGCGCGAGCCTGTGTAAAGACCTGCCGAATGTGGACATCCACATACTGGACTTGTGTAAGAACGCACCGCCCGATGATGCGATGTACGACCTGTTCATCGACGACGCGAGCCACATCTCCGAGCAGATCATTGAGATGTTTGGGATGGTCTGGGATCACATCCGACCGGGTGGGTACTACGTCATTGAAGACTTGAAGTGTACGTACAACGACGCCTACACCAACCAGTTCCGTCAGTACTTTGACGCAACCGCAGTCAACAGTCGTGAGACGGTGATGGCATTCATGGATCAGATCATGCGGATTGTCGATGCGCGTGGACAGATCGCAGAGTTTAGTTACTACCCCCAACTTTTAGTGATTCGCAAAGGTGAAACATGACCGACAGTAGTTCTATCAGCAGCGAGGTGGACTTTGATTACCTTGCTAACCCGACGACCAAGACTGAAGAAGAGGTCTGGTGCAAGATCAACCCGGAAGGGAATCTAGAGCATTTTGATTGGAACTTTGTGGAGAAGACAGCGCGAGAGTTTGACGCAGCCGGAGCGGTAGCCCCGAAGAACAACGCGCAGATCATCTGCAAGCTCGCAGTCCTGATCCGTCAGCAGACATTAGAACAGGCAGCGCAGTTACTCTTGAAGTACAAAGATGTATCAGCCGCATCATCAGTCGTGGTTTTGAAAGATCTTTTGGAGGAAGAAGTATGAGCAAGAAGGAAGACAGCGCAGCCTACGGTATGGAGTTGCGGGATTACTTTGCAGCAGCCGCCGTTCAGGGAATCCTTGCGGGGCATCAAGACGGAGCGCACCCGAACATTCACAGCCTTGCGCGAGATGCTTATCGCGTAGCCGACGCCATGTTGAAGGAGCGAGAAGAACAATGAGCCGCTTTGTTTTCTTTCATGTTGGAGCGGACGTTACCTTCCCGACCAAGATGGTGGCATCGCTGAAAGCAGTGATGCCCGATGCCGAAGTCATCATGTGTACCGATGACGCCACCCCGAAGGTCGATGGCGTTGATGAGTACAAATACTCCAAAGGCGACCCGGCACAGATTATGTACTGGCGAACCCGCGCATTCGCAGAGGCACGGCTAACAAAGCCTGCTATGTACATCGACACCGACATGCTGTTCGTTCTGCCGGTTAACCCGGAAGCGATTCTGGGCAATAAGGAAGTGATCTTCTGCCGCAGATCGTTTGATCGTGATATGGGATTCAACGGAGAGCAGCGAGGCGGAGTGTTCAAGAAGTATCACAACATCCCGCTCGGTACGCTGTACCCCTATCTCGGCTGCGCGACGATCACGAGCAACTACCATGCGTGGAAGTGCATGGCGATCCTGATGGGATTCATGGATCAGAATCTGCGCTCGTGGTACGGAGATCAGGAGGCACTCAAGGTCTACTCGCACATGCTATATACGCACCTCGTTGGCGAGATGGAGGAGAGCGAATATGCCTGTCTACCGGAGCGTGTTATTGGGGGACACGTACCCAAGATTCTGCACTTCAAAGGACCCGCTCGTAAGGAGGCGTTCCTCAATGCTTAAGGTCTTCATCGGATGGGACAGTCGCGAAGAAGCAGCGTATGAGGTGTGCAAGAAGTCGCTTGAGCTGCACACTTCAGTCCCGCTCGACATCACCCCCATAAAGCAGAACGATCTGCGCGAGCAAGGTATCTATTGGCGTGGGGTCGATGCGCTCGCGTCTACGGAGTTCAGCCTCACGCGGTTTCTGACTCCACACCTCGCGGGGTACACCGGCTGGGCGGTCTTTGTAGACTGCGATTTTCTTTTCCGGGGGGACATCGCGACTCTGCTTGACTACGCCGACGGGGCAAAAGCGTGCTTCGTGGTACCGCACAATTACCGGCCTACCGAAACGGTCAAAATGAACAACCAAGCGCAACACGTTTACCCCCGAAAGAACTGGTCTAGTTTCATGTTCCTGAACTGTGAGCATGAACAAGTTAAGAAGCTAACGCCAGAGATTGTGAACATCGCGACGCCGAGTTATCTTCACCGGTTTGAGTGGTTATCTGACGATGTGATCGGACACTTGCCGATTGCATATAACTACTTAGAAGGTTGGTACACCAAGAACGACTGCCCCAATCCGATAGCAGTACACATGACCCGAGGTGGCCCGTGGTTTCAGGATTGGACTCATGTGGAGTACGGCAAGGAATGGATGGCCGTGGCGTCAACACTATGAACAAGTATCAAAAGACAATTCAGAAGATTGAAACCGCGTTTCAGGCTGCGAAATACGCTGAAGCGATGGATCTCTGCAACTACGCGATCAGCCTATTCCCAAAGGACATCGTAGCGTACCGGGCGAAGGCTCGACTGTTACAGATTCAGCGGGACTTTGCGGGAGCGGAAAAATACTACGATGCCTCCGAAAAGCGCGGCAAGCTCACGGCAGATGATCTTGTGAATCGTGGCATCGTGAAAGCCGAGCAGCAGAAGTATGACGCTGGCATCGAAGACTTCACGGCTGCGCTTAAGATCAAACCGGACTATCTTCATGCGTACATCCAGCGAGGCGCTGCCAGTTGGGAGATGCGACGGTGGAGTGAGGCGCTGGAGAACTTCCGCAAGGC